ATCTTTTTGCGTTTGATAGGTTTTCGTGTGTTCGCCATAAAATAAATTATCGCTTAACTATTAAAGAATACAGATCATCAACACGCTGTTCTAATCTGCTTAATTGATCCTTCATGCTTGAGCCACCGTTAGGCTTAAGTTCTTGCAAGTACGATTTAATAACCCAACGCAGACCCAGTAATAAACTTGTTGAGATGGCGCATACGCCAACGGCTATACCAACCCATTCGTTTGCGGTCATTTCGCATTTACGCCGTAATCAGCTTCTTTGCCTGAACTTGGATCAATTGCTTTAGCAACAGGTGCAACTATTGAACCAAGCAGAATTGCATACTCTGGTCGGATATCGGCTGCAATTGCCAATAGGACAGTAATACCGGAAGCTGCAACAGCTCTTAGATATGACTTGATTGCTGCTTTGTGCTTGTTGCTTAGTTTCATTATTTGCCTCCTAGTAGTGGGATGTTAAAGAACTCGCCTTTTTGATTTGGTTTGAATGAAATGTGAATATGTTTGTGATGGGAATTGATGCCTCTATATTTGCGCCATTTCCAACCCAACAATGGGGATGCAATCTTGCCAACATGGATTATGTAACTAATCCGCTTGTCAGTTTTAGCAGCAACCCTAATTTGCTCTGCTAAGTAAATGCTCATTTCAGGCTGATCGCATAATTTGGCATCGACATCGATAGCACAAACTTCACCAGTATTAGGCAAGGGGTTGTGATCGCTCTTAGTGTTTTGGTGCTTTTCGTTTCCGATCCAACCATCCGACTTGCGTGATCTATCGGCAAAACTGTCGTCAATCTGCTCACGCATTTGAACAGCAGCTTTAGATAACCAAACCTTCATTAGCCAAGTATCGTTTTTAATTCATCAGCAGTTAAGCCAATGCGATGAAGGATTGCTGCCTTAGCAATTGCTTTTGTTTCGGCTTCGGCTTTAATTTTTGCTTCAAATTCTTGATCTGCTTGATATTGTTTAAATTCAGCAGCATTCATTTCTCTGTCAATAAACTCATTGTTGTCTAAGTAAATTCTTACTGTTGGTTTTGCCATTTTAATTAACTCCATAAATCTCTGCTGTGCCAGCAGTAAATGTGCTAGTTGTAAACAAGGTTATTGATGTGATTGCTGCGGAGCAGTCATAAACACCGCTTTGAACTTTTAATCTTGTACTTGAACCATCGTATCCGTAAAAATTAGAATTGATAAAAACAGAATCAGTATCAGTTGGGCGCATAATATATAGCATTCCGTTGCCAAGAGTTTTAGTTGCTGAACTAGAATTCATCAACCCATAATTAAAAAATGATGTGGCAGATGATGAACCACTAACACCAACACCAGTTGAACCTTCGCCATCAATTAACTGGTAAGCATAATTGCTACCAGTATCAGCGTTCAATCTTAATGCAATTCCAGCATAAGCAGCACCATAAACACCTTTAGTCAAAACTAGAAATTGCTTATATGCGCTAGATAATGTGCTAGATGTAACAGATGCACCTGTTAAAGAAAGTGATTGCAATAAAGTCATACCACCAGTAACAAGAGTTGTCCATTCAGGAGCAGTAGCACCAGAATTTACTTGCAATATTTGTCCAGCTGTGCCAAGTCCTAATCTAGTTTTAACATTCGCAGTTGATGAGCGATAAGCAATATCGCCAAGAGTTGTTTCGGGATTTAAGTTTTTAGTTGTGGTATCAACAGATGATCCAAGCGTGCGAATAGCAGCTGCGCCATCCTTGACTAACGCGGTGTCATCCGGTGTAGTCCAGCCATAATTGGTAGTGGTTGCCATATTATCCTTTATCTCAGGCTACGATTGTAGCGTATTCCCATGTCAATGTTGGGCTTAAAGTGTTCCATGCCTCTGTAATTGGTGTTGTATTCCAACGCATCGCCACTTGACTATAAGCCACAGGCGACAAGTTTATTGTCAGGAATAATTCGTTAAACCTAGTGCTCCATGACCAACCTTCAACATATCCTTCAAACTCACCGCTTGAGATTTGTGCAGGTAGGTTCTGGATGTTTAGAGGTTGCCCCATGAATACGCCGAGCAGATTATCTCGATCACTATTGTCAATCTCTGCATTTGTGATTGGAAAAGTAATGCTCTGGAATGCTGGTTGTGGGAATGCTCTTTGGGCAATATAGCGATCTGCCACAGCTTGAGCATCCACAGCTGAGTGAAGAACTGTGTTTAGGCTTTCGGCTTTGTAACCATAAGTTGCAATTGAAGTCGCTGAGGTTGCTGTTTTTTGAGATCCAAAATTGTTGCCATAATTAATAACAATGTCGTTTCGAATATCACCTGATCGAGTAATTGTGCTAAGTCCTTGACTCAATGCGTGTCTAGCATCAAGATCAACATAGCCGTTAGTAAGCAAATAATTCTGCCTGTGGTCTGCATCGGCATATCCAATGTTTCCTTGATTGTCCTCATATAAATATCCAAATGCTGAGTTAGCGATAAGGCTTGCAATGTTGTAAATGGTATCCGCTTCGGCTGCTCTGTTTTCCATTGTGTATAAGCCTGGAGTGTCAATTTCACCTAGTCCAAGATTTAGCGCATTAGCCCATGTTGTAGTCGGATCAAAACCTGCCCAAGTTGTAGCTGCTGGAACATCATTCCAAGAGCCAAGCAATACGCTAGACAGTAAATCATTAATTTGATTGCCATCTTCATCTTGTGAAATCGTTCCTAAATACAATTCTCTCGCTAATTTAACAAGTGATCCCATTGCAAGAACTGAGTATTCAACCACACTTGCAATTGCCCCAGTCGCACCAACGGCAACAGTTATATCGGTTATATCCCCACCAAATAAATTAACATAAGTTCCTGCGCTGTTTTTAACCTGTAAATCTAAGCTGTCGTTAATGTCAAATGGCAAGGTTTGACCAGATAATGCAACAAATGTGATTTGAATATAAGATGGATTTGGTTGCTGATAAATATCATCGCGACCAGCCTGATGCTGTATGTCGCTTATTGCAATGTCAGTATAATCCACACCAGCGACAGTTAATTTCCAATCTGGCGACCAAGCAGTCATTATCCTGCTGCTGCCTTAATTGCTTGATAACTCAATGCTGGAGTTGATCGGGCTGCGCTTTGATTAACTACCTTTGCCACAGCTCTTGCAGCACCTTCGCCATCAATAGCATTGACAGTTATGTTTGTAACTCCACCACCTGTTGTGTAACCGCCATTAGGTAAGCGTGGGGCTGGCACTCTAGCTGATGGTGCAGGGTTAGGTATTGCGCCGATGTTAACTCCTGGAATTATGTTGACTACTCGGATTAGTTCATTAGCAAGTGATACGACTAAGCCAATTGCTTCTCTTAAGAAAGTGATAAATCCTGAAATGATGCCTGAGATGCTTGCAATGGTTCGACCAAAACTTGCAGCACCTTGTTGAGTTTCTGTCAATGCTGCATTTAATCCTTCATCGCCTGTAAGTCCTGCAATAAATGCATTTAACGCTGGAATACCTGTATCGTTCAAGAATGTAATAAATTTTTCAACCTGTGGCAATAATGCAGTTCCTAAACTTTCCTTTGCCTCATCAAATCCAACCTTTAAGCGATCAATCTTGCCCTGAAAGGTTTCTGCGTTTGTAGCAGCTGCGCCACCATAAAGATCTGATAATTTAGTTTGAATCTCTGTGAAAGTTAATGTTGCAAGTTCGGCTTTAGATAATCCAAGCCCCAATCTGCCAAGTGATGCAGTATTGCCATCCTGAGCACGACCAAGAGCATTAGCAACCTGTTCTAAATCTAATCCTCGACCTTTTGAAATATCTAATGCAAGTCCTAATAATCTTTGGGCTTCTTCCGTATCTTTTGTAGATACTGCCAATCTCTGCATGGCTGGACGCAATTGATCATCGGCAACGCCAGTTGCTAAAGAAGTTTGAAGAATAAAATCCTCAGTTGCCTTTATTTGACCCTCTGTTGCGCCTGTGGCGCTTCGTAATGCAGCAGCCAACCTAAGTTGCGCTTGCTCATCCTCTATCGCAGCCTTGACCCCATCGACTGCCAATTTAGTGCCATAGGCAACGGCAGCAGCAGCAGCGACCGCAAATGCAGCAGCAGCCTTCTTTCCAAATGCTGAAATCTTTTCGCTGTTAGTTTCAACGGCATTATCAGCTTGATTTAATTTATTTTTGAGATCATCAATATCTGCAAGGATCTTAAGCGATAGGGTTCTGGTATCTCTTGCCACTTATGCCCACTTATCTAGAATGCGATTGTATGCCGCTTCCCACTTGCTAATTAATTCAGGCTGAATTCTGCGAAGCGTTGGATAGATAAACCATCCACGCGAACCTCTGCCTTGTCGTCCTGAATATGCAGGGAACTGTTTGAACTTATTAGATCCAAACTCAACAGCACCCCATAGGGTTTGCGTGTTAGCCCCACCTGAAAACTTCTGTCGTGCGAAACCATACTTGAATTCACCGATTTTGCTGGACTTTGAAATGCTAACGCCATCCGCAACTCTTTGCGCAACTTTGCCTGATTTTGTTCGACCTCTAGCTGCTGTTTTAATTTCCTCAGCTGCGTATGTCGCCAGAGCAGCAGATTGAATTCTTGCTT